AGGAATCCGCTTGAGGAGAGTTCCAATTGCCCCCGTTGCCAGGCAAGTTCGCGTTGAGGCCACGGCACGTAGGTGTGCCAGGAGAGAGTTCCGATCCAGTAGAGGCCTTGTTGTTTTGAGGGCATTGCATATTGAGGTAGAATTTGATAATATAGCCAGGCTACTTTCTACCTCCTTTTATAATATTCTTGTGTAGATCCCGCACCGCCTAATTACCTTTAATTACGTGTAATTACGAGGGATCTTCAAGGGATCCGCATGATTGACCAAAAGCGGTATGTGCTCTAAGAGGTCGTGTCACAAAGTAGACACAAGTGTTACCCTCTTAGAGCCAAGCTACCGGCTACCTTTTTCGGACGTCTTCGGACTATAAAAAGGTTAAAGCTTAATTTTTGCACTTACCCAAAAATGCCCAATCAAGTTAGACATATTAACATTCCACAAACCACCCGCTATGGTATGTTACGTAATGCCGCTAGAACCGCTGGTAGTTATGCTACTGGTGCTCTAGTTAATGAAGGATATCGAGTGGCTGGCCGCGCTGCTAGAGCCGCTGGCCGTAGACTTCGAGATTATGTAGGTAGCAGCACTCGTGCAGGCCCTCGTCGCCTTGGTGCAGTTGCGAACGAAAGATCTTGGGGTGATGGTATGCAAAAGACGTTTGCGCATAAGGGCCCCAAAGTCTCATCGAAAGTAAAAGGTCGTAAACGGGTAAAGGTTACGAGAAAATTCAGTAAAAAAGTGAAACAAGTACTAGAGCGCGTGTCACCTAATGGATTGCTGAAGGAAAGTTACTTATATAGGTACACGCCCATCGATGATCAACAGCTTGTGGTTGATTTAGGTCGCGGTTGGGATGCCACTAATGCAAATTTCACTGACGCCAGTCGTTTGCATTTCTTTGACCCAGTTAGAGTCCTGGATGCCGCGTCAGTTTTATTTAATGCCAAGGGATACAATGGCAATAAAGCAGGAGCTAATAGTGGTCAATTTGATGCTAAAAGTGTCATGATTGACGTAGTCAGACAATGGGTCACTTTTGAGATTAAAAATAATACTGCTCGTCGCATCACAATTAAATTGTGGTCCTGGAAGTATAAAGGCAACCTTCGCGGAACGGCTGACTTTACTGGCTATTGGGACACAGCACTTAACGAAGAGGGCGCGGTTGCTACCGATGGTAGAATCAATTGCTACGACGTAGATAAAGAAATGATAGGATTGAGTCCCAAATTGAGTCCTCGAATGAGTTCGATGTATCAAATTGAGGAGAAGGTTATTCACTTGGAAGCTGGTAAGACAACTTACCATGCAATCCAGGGATACCGTGGAATATACGACTTTTCCAAGTTTTGGGACGGAGTCAATTTTAACAACTTTCAAAAGAATAATATGGGAGTATGCATGGGTATTTACCCTGATATTGTTGCTACTGATACTGGTGGTAATAATACTGCTACGCGTTCAACAGATTTGGTTTTAAGTAGTCCTTACGGGATTATGGTAGAAACCACATGTAATTATGTTATTAGAATGCCAGAACAAGCAGGATTTAAGATTACCGCCGCTGCTGCTGGTACTGCCCAGCCGCTTAAGCAAAGACGTCATCATCCTTACGCGATTAAGTTTAATCCGGGCCCAGTCGGCGTTATTGGTAACGTTGCTGTAATTGATGACGAAAATCCCCAATCTGAAGCTACTGATGGGGTTTAGTTAGAGTTAGGGTCGTTAGGTTAGGGTGGTTAGAGTAGGGTGTTAGAGTTAGGGTTTAGGTTAGGGTGTTAGAGTTAGGGTCGTTAGAATTAGGGTTACGACCCCGATGTGCGTCAGCTCACCCTAACCAGCCATTAATAAAAAAAATTAATTGAAATGGATTATATTTAATCTTCTTAACAAAGCATTTAAAGTATCTTGATCAAGATCCGGGTACCATAAACGAGGGTCCAAGTTAGAAGTAATCCAAATAGTGGTAGCCATTAGAACTTGAGCCCCCCCTTTAATTTCCACCAAGACTGGGTATCGGTCAAGCCATCGGAGTAAGTGTGCGATATCGATTGCACCTCGAAATTCATCAATAACAACGTGTTCATGATTAGAATACCCACACCACCACTTTGTTCGCGGGTCTTTAGGATAAGCTTGTAGTCCAGCTTCTTCCCAAGCTCGCCTTGACTTGCCAGTACCAGTTGGACCCCAGAAAACATTACAAGTTCGGACCACTCCAATTGGTTGCGCAAAGTCTGTAGAGATTCTTCGGAGGGAGCCATAACATCGAACCTTGACAGATGACGGGATTCGGTCGAAAGAGCCAGTTTGAGCAGCTGCCCAGATGTCATCCCAGTCAAGTTTTGAGGAGACGCAGATGGGACGGGATCCAAACTCGAATTGAGTTCCGGCGACACGGGTGTCTTCTTTCCAGCAGTATTCGCCGGCTGCCCTTGACTTAGCCAGCTCCCAGTGTCCAGTTGGTCCGAAGAGTCTTTTGAGGACGGCCAGAGTACCTTTCTTGGAGAGGGCGACCACGAGCTGCCAGTGGAGGAATCCGCTTGAGGAGAGTTCCAATTGCCCCCGTTGCCAGGCAAGTTCGCGTTGAGGCCACGGCACGTAGGTGTGCCAGGAGAGAGTTCCGATCCAGTAGAGGCCTTGTTGTTTTGAGG